CGATAGCGGACGCGATGAAGCAAGCCGCGGAAGAACTGGGAATTCGTGTTTATTGGGGGGCGTGTTGGAGTTGCATTAACGATGAAGACAATTTAAGTGAAGCAGTTATCGCGTACATAGAGCGTAAAAAAGCGGTGGGTAAAAAGCCGCTCATGGATGGCCCACACTTTGAGCTTTCCTGGCCAGACTTTCCCGACAATAAATGCCTTGAGGATGCCGCATAATGGCAGTATGGCGTTTTTTATCCGGGCTGGTTCAGCCCGTCACACAGTTAATTGATGAGATGCACACCAGCGACGAAGAGCGCCTTCAAGTGAAATCCAGACTGTTTGAAATGCAAGGTGCCCTGGCTGCACAGGTGCTGGATTATGAAGCCCGTCTGATTCAGGCCAGAACAAAGGTCATCGCCGCCGAAGCACAGGGGGCAAGCTGGATACAGCGCAATTGGCGACCCCTCACCATGTTGACTTTCCTCGGTCTGGTGGTGGCCGATACGTTCGGTTTGACTCAATTCAGATTGGCACAGGAAGCATGGACATTGCTTCAAATTGGCCTGGGAGGCTATGTCGTGGGTCGTAGTGCTGAAAAAGTCATTCCTAAAGTCACTGAACTCATGCGAAAGGACTAGGTCATGATTGAAAAAGCCACCGTGGCCACGACTTATACCGCCTCTGCTGTGACCACCATGGCGGGATTAACCATTAATGAGTGGGTCGCTTTAGGCGGTTTCCTGATGGGTGTGGCCACGTTCGTGGTCAACCTGTGGTTTAAGCGCGAACATTTAAACATTGAACGTCAACGGAATCAGGCTGATGGCAAAGACGATTGACTGGCTGGGGGTAGAAACAGAATACCGTGCCGGGTTGCAGTCGTTACGCAAAATGGCCACGGAGTTTGGTACCTCTGAGGGCACGATTCGCCGTAGAGCCAGGCAATACGGTTGGGTTCGTGACGGGAGCATGGTCAAGCGCGCCCGCGTCAAAGCCCACTTTGCCGGTAAACCGGCCCCCGAAGTCGCCAATCAACCTCAAGCCGTGGTTAAAGCGATTGATGCTGCGGCCATTGAAGACATCAAGGACATGGGCACCGGTTTGGAGAATGCCCGGTTAGCATTGGAAATCGCCCATAAGGCATTGAAAAGGTTGGCAGAAGAGAAACAGTACCTCCATTTGATGGTGCAGGATGCCAGAAACCTGAAAGTATTGACGGAGACCAACCGCCACAATGTGGAAGTGATTCGCCGTATTCGTGGACTGGATGACCCAGCAACAAATGACAGTATCCCCCTGTCTGAGGTGGATGAAGTGATTATAGAGTGATATCTTCATGCACGTACCCAATAAAGCCCAATTCTATGAGGCGATGTTACGTGATGACCTCTCCAGCTTCATTCAACGCACCTTCGCCACAGTAGACCCCGGTGCTCAATATTTGCATAACTGGCACGTTGACCTGATAGCGGAATACCTGAAAGCCTGTACTGACCGTGAAATAAAGCGGCTGATTATCAATATACCGCCCCGCTATCTGAAATCCATCGCCGTGTCTGTCGCCTGGCCCGCATGGGTATTGGGTCATACGCCCAGTTCAACGTTTTTAGCGTCCAGTTATTCAGATAAATTAGCCCTGAAACACAGTGTGGATTGTCGTTTAGTGGTTCAAAGCGCCTGGTACAGGAAAGTCTTCCCACAGATTCAACTGGTCAGGGACCAGAATGAAAAATCCAAATTTGTGACCACGGCACGGGGGCACAGAATAGCGACCAGTACCGGCGGCACCGCGACGGGTGAAGGGGGGGATTTTTTGATTGTGGACGATCCGCACAATCCGCGACAGGCAGAAAGCCCAACAGAACGAGAAAAAGCGCTGGAATGGTTTGACCAGACTTTCTACAGCCGTTTAAACGACAAGAAAAACGGCGTCATTGTGGTCGTCATGCAGCGGCTTCATGAAAAAGACCTCTCTGGCCACTTGCTCGCCCAAGGGGGCTGGGAACATGTAAAAATTCCGGCCATCGCAGAAAACAGGACGATGATTGACTTTGGCCGTATCCGTAAAACACGAAGCTCGGGTGAACTTCTGCACCCAGAACGGGAAGGGAAACCTGAAATCGCCAAGACCCAGAAAGCACTCGGCACTTATGGCTTCTCCGGTCAATACCAGCAGGAACCGGTCCCGTCTGAAGGGGGCATGATTAAAAAACCGTGGGTCCATCGTTATAAAACGCCTCCGGCTCACCCTGTCCGCATTGTTCAATCATGGGATACCGCCTGCAAGCCCAATCAGATTAATGACCCGTCTGTGTGTACCACATGGGCAGAAACCAGACTGGCCTATTACTTGCTGGAGGTGTGGCGTGACCGGGTTGAATATCCGGGTTTAAAGTCGGCCGTGAAGAGCCTGGCTGAAAAGTGGCACCCGAATGCGATTTTGATTGAGGACAAAGCCAGTGGTCAATCTTTGATTCAAGAGTTAAAGGCAAGTACTCCACTCCCCATCATTGCCATCAAGCCTGAACACGACAAGCTGACCCGCATGTCTGCCCAGTCTGCCCAGTTTGAAGCGGGGAAGGTCTTTATTCCTGATTCAGCCGCCTGGTTACTGGATTTTGAGAAAGAGCTATTCCGCTTCCCACTGGCAGAGCATGACGACCAAATCGACAGCACGAGCCAGTTTTTAGGCTGGGCAAGACATCATCAACAAAGCTACGGTTACAGCCCGGTCACAGGCGGTGGTCATCGCGTCAAACGTCAAGGAGCATGGTAGAGATGGCTCAACATAACACACCGCAGAAAAAGCAGGAAGCCAGGCGGAGGGATACCCACAAACTCTCAGGTGAACTGGCGGGGGCTACCGCTGTTCGTCATCTCTGGGGGAGGGGTTCGGTCGCCAGTGGTTTAACCCCGCAACGATTGGCCAATATCTTAAAATCTGCAGCGGAAGGGGATACGGAGGCGTATTTGACCCTGGCTGAAGAAATGGAAGAACGTGACCCGCATTATTCCAGCGTGTTGCGTACCCGCAAGATGGCGGTGGCCAGTTTACCGGTCACCGTGGTGGCCGGGGGCGAAGACAGCCAGGCACAACAATGTGCACAGGACATTCACCGCCTGATTGATGCCCCTGGCTTTGCTGACCTGGTAGACAACGCGATGGACGCTCTGGGTAAGGGCTATAGTGTCAATGAAATTATGTGGGATAGAACGGGTGTGAAGTGGGAGCCGAAAGCATACCGCTGGCGCGATCCGCGTTTTTTCCTGTTTCATCCTGACCATCCTGAAGACATGCGCATTGTAGACGCAGCAGACCCCATTCATGGCCTGTCGATGCCGCCTTATAAGTTTATTGTGCATCAGCCGCGATTGAAATCAGGCCTGGTGCTTCGAGGGGGATTAGCCCGACTGGTCGCCTTTTCCTATCTCTGCAAGATGTATGGCATGAAAGACTGGCTTGGATTCCTTGAGAGTTACGGTATTCCGCTCCGGTTAGGCAAATATGGCCCCTCAGCCCATGGTGATTGAATTTCAGCAGGTCGCGCAGGCGTCCGGGGCCTCTGAAGTCTTTTCCCGTATGGTCGAATGGATTGACCGGCAAATCTCCAAGGCCGTATTGGGTCAAACGGCGACCACGGAAGGCACGCCGGGAAAATTAGGCAATGAAGCATCACAGGAAGCGGTTCGCCAAGACATTATTGCCGCAGATGCCAGGCAACTGGCCAATACCCTCAACCGTGACCTGATCCGGCCCTATATTGATATTAATTATGGCCCTCAAGCCGTTTACCCACGTGTCATGATCACTCTCCCTGAAAAGGAAGATGTGACGGCCTTGGCGGCGAATTTAGAAAAGCTGGTGCCCTTGGGTCTGAAAGTCTCGGCGTCAGAAGTGAGAAACAAGCTGGGACTCTCAGAGCCGGCGAAAGAGGCGGATTTATTGAGTGTCTCTAAAATCACCGCTCAAGCATCAGCAACAAACCGCGCACAGGGTAAAGGTTATCCCTGCTCTGCCTGTTCAAGCCGTGCTGTCAACAGAAGCCAGGCGGATGAGACAGATTTATTGGCATCGGATATGTTAACCGATTGGGAACCGCAGATAACCCCTGTGACTGCTCCGGTGATGGAGGCGATAAAACGGGTTGAAGACTATGACCAGTTGATAGCGCTGCTCCCCCAATTATTGGACAAGGCGGATGTAAAGAAGCTGACAGAATCCCTGGCTCAGGCGGGGCTGATGGCCTATGGAACCGGCGTAGAAGGTCAGGAATGATGACCCCTGCCG